TACTTTCACACTGTTAGGTTTCATGACATCAGCTTCAGCAGGTATACCTTGGTCCTCCATTAGCTGTGCTATTGGGTCCTTAGCATCTGCTCTAACTCTACGGATATAGTAATCACTATGTCTAGTGTGTATACCACTGGCACTATCTACTAGCTGACTGACTGTACCACTAGGTTTAATAGCAGTAGTTGCAGTAGCTTGTTGAATACCTAGTAACTCTGACCAATGCTCGTTAGTCTTAACAGTTTCTTTCTTTAAGTCTGATAAGAAGTCAGGCAGGCTACGCTTACCATAGTGTCCTCTGTCTGTGTTGTTACCATTCATGAACTCATTGTCCATGATGCCAGTCAATGACACACCTAGTAATGCTTCCTCTTCTGTATTGTGTACCCACTTAGGACGCAGACGTTTGATGTTAGTCAGTGAAGCTTGGAAGGTACCAAGTATACTGGCTAGTCTAACCTTACGCATGATGTCTTTCTGTTTATCTTCTGCTCTGACTACAACCTCAGTCAAGTTACAGAACTGTCCATCTCTAAGAATGATTTCACTACAAGGGTTACAACCAAACAGGTGGTCAGTGTCACGTCTACCTATAGACTCTACTTGTTTGATAGCCGCTTCCCTGTTGAAGATACCACGCTCACCTGACTTAGATTCATATAAAGAAGTCCACTCCTTCATGAAGATACCAATGTCAGGCTTCTCTGTGTAGCATACACTGTTGTTACTTAGTGCCATCTCAGGGGTATCAGACCACCATTGACCGGACTTAGCATTACGCATGCGTTCATCAGTTAGGTTAGACAAAGAGATAAGTGCAGACCTACGTACACCACCTACAACTACAACCTCTGCAATCTTACACATCATACGGTGACACTCATAGCTAGTTAGCTTACGACCTACTGCATCTTTAAACAGGTTGGTAGCAAAGTTAAACAAGTCTAGTAATGGCTCAGGTCCTGATGCTCTACCACCAAAGGTAGCTAGTCTTGAACCCTTAGGTCTTATCTTTGAGAAGTCCCACTTAGGCATCTCACCATCATACAAGTAAGTGATAAGCTTACGGAAAGCAGACTGCCATCCTTCCTTACTATCTTGTACAACAATAACATCCTCTACATCTACTAACTCCTCAGGTACCTCAGGTAGTTTGTTTATCTGCTGTCGCTCTACACTAAAGCCAACACCAGTACCGTGCATAAGAATGAATAGACATTCATCAAATGCTTTAGGATGGTCAACACTAAGGTAAGCACAGTTATAACCTGCGATATGATTCTTAGCTAAGGCAGGACCTGCTGTCATCAGTGCTCTCATACTAGGCATAACCTCTAGGTTAAGCACAGCATCTTCAAGAATCTTACGAGTCTTGGGTACTAACTCTTGGTTAGTGTTTTCTTTCAGGTGTACCTCCATGAAATCAAAGTAGCGTGCTACTGTTTCCTTCCATGTTTCTCTACGTTTCTTTTCAGGTAGCCATCTTGCATACCTGCTAAGAGCGATAAAGTTTTGGTAATCACTTGGTAATTTATTCATCCTCTAGTCCTTTAAATTTATGTATGTTATCAATAAGCTTGTCATCAAATCTTTCTACCAGTTCCTCAGGTTCTATGTCGAGGAACTCACAGAGCAGACAGACATCAAACTCCTTAGTTATCTTTTCTTTTAGTTCATTTAGTAGTAGTGCCATAACGCTTTAGCTCCTTCAATGTATCCGTTGTGAACCACTTGAACCCTTCTTTCTCACACCACTCACCCATAGTAATCTTGGAACCCTTCCTAACTTTCTTGTTAGCATTGGTCAAGACAAACACAAGCTCCTGTGTGTGTAATGAATCTCGAATAGCTTTATACTTTTGTGTGTCGCCTACTCTAAAGTATCCTTTACACTCTACTAATATATTACCCTTAGTAAAATCAGGTATGTACTTACGCTTTGTTATGTAAGGTATATGGTAAGGTTCATAGTTCCAACCGGTTAGTTTCTCACCAACACCGGCTTCAAACTTGTTCCTATATTTAATGGTATTTTTTTTCATCTTCTCTTATAAAGGTAAACTCAAGTTCACCATCTCCTTCCGGTATGAAATCTCCTTCAAGTAAGAAGGGTTGTTGTAGACTTTCCAACATCAGAGCCATGTGTGTTACTAGCTCCTCCGGACTGTCACCAGTTGGACATGCAGGGTCGACAGCAAAGCTACTGATTGTACCGTCAGGTTCATAGAACACTTCCCTTACAGTACAGACACCATCCTTGTCCATCATTCCCCTGTATTTCCACTCCATTATTTATCCTTCTTCTTAGACTTCTCTCTAATCATAGCTTGAATAAACCTAGAGCCATCATAGAACGGAATACCTTGTAAGTCCCATCCAGTTTCTAAACCTCTGTTAACCTGTGCTTCAAAGCTACGCACATCTGCTACTATTAATTTATATTCTTTACTCATAGTTTCTAATCTCCATTACTTTAGGTTCTACATTAACTACCGCTAAGAATCTAGGTCCAGTTGAATAGGCAAAGACTCTCATGTTAGGGTAACAATGTTTCTTATACTCACAGTAAGAACATCCTACTGGAAGCTTCATGTTACCTGACTTACCATCAGGCACTAGGTCATAACATGGTTCAGGAATTGTATCTAGTTCTATCATCTCCTTAACATGCTTGATTCTTTTTACTACATCTTTATCTAACAGGTTCACCTTTGATACAGCTAGGTGTCCGTTTGATTTATCCATGGCTAGGAAGCATGCTTCATCAGCACCCTCAGCCTGACCATAGCCACTGATTTGGTCTATGTATCCAAAGGGGTCATCATATTGCAGACTGTTCTCTTTGAATTTCTTGAAGCCATAGGTTGATGTAGACTTTACATCACACAACAGACCATCAATCTTACAGTCCATTGAACCCTTGATACCTTCAAGCTCTACTCTCTTCTGTTCATCTGTTACATCATGACCGGAGAGTTTGACCAGTGCGAGTATCATCTCTTCAATCAAGTGACCATAAAGAAACTTGATTAAAGTGTGAGCTTTTAATCTCTCACCTTTGTACTTATCTTTCCTGTGTTTGTACCACAGCTTTCTATCAGGGTGTCCAATGTTAGACATCCTTAATGTACCATTGCTATAGTCCTTAGGGTATAGCCAATCTCTAAGTATAGATTCCATGTTGGAACCGAAGTCTTTAAAGATTTGTTCGGCAGGTACCCTAGCAGGGTGACTCTTTGTTTCAGCTAAGTCGTATATATCTTGAACTAAGTCATCTATATTACTCATCTTTTGCTCCCAGTTTTTGCTCGATTAGTTTCTCAATGAACCATCTTGCTTTTCTTAGGTCATCTATCTGACCATCTCCATCCTCACCATGTTTGTGATTATGTCTACAGATATACTTCATAGCTGACGCAGTTAGGTAGTCCATCTTTTGGTCTAGTATAAAGTCTATTACTTCTATCTTGCCTTGCCTGTAATGGCTAGGGTTTACGTTGTCACATTTAAAGTTAGTGCGTTTCATTCCACGTTTCTCCTATCTTGTATTCACCATCCAATGGACAGTTAAGGTTAAAGGCTTTGCCTGCTTCTTCTATTGAAAGAACAGCAAGCTCACCAAAAGCTTTGGAATCCATATCAAGAACTTCTGTCTGTATCTCATCATGTATGTTACCAACAATCTTATAGTTAAGCTCTCGCCATCTAGCGTTCTTATCAAGAAGGACCAAAGCTTTCTTCATGACAATAGCACCTGCACCTTGAAGTAAAGTGTTAAGAGCAGAGTGCTCAGACCTTACTATGATACGCCTACCATCTAAGCCTATGAGGTAGCCACGCTTAGATGCTGTCGCTACACGCTCACGTAAAGACTTGAGAGCAGGTGTGTTATCAAGGAACTTACGCTTGACTTCCTTACCATCAGCAGATGTACCACCTACAATGCTACCAATCTTCTCATCACCTGCACCATATAGGAAAGCATAGATGAAAGTCTTGGCTTGGTCACGAGTAGGTAGACCGGCAGACTTTTGGTTAGCAGTATGAATGTCACCATCTAATACCTCACGAGTATAGGAAGGGTCGTTCATATAGTGGGCGAGCATACGTAACTCAAGACCACTGGCATCCATACCTACTAGGAAGTTACCATGTTCTACGGTCCATAGCTTACGACACTCAGCACCGTAAGGTGAATAGGATGCAGGTACCTGTGCTAGGTTAGGTCTAGCATGTGTCATGCGACCAGTCACAGCACCGATAGGATTGACATAGCCACGTACTCTGCCATCAATCTCGATTGAATCTACCCAACTCTGCACCTGTGCTACACGTTTCTGTAACATAAGATACTCAGCTATCTGTTTAGCCTGTGGTAAGTCTACCTCATTAAGTACACGCTCGTTGACAATCGTGTTACCTTTCTCTGTAAACTCAGTAGGTTTCCAACCAAAGTGTTGAAGGTACCTAGCTATCTGTTGACGAGAGCCAAGATTAAACTCAGGGTATATATGATAACCCCACTTGTTGTCTTTGTAATGAGCACCCTTGTCTAGCTGTGCTTGTGCACGCTTGGATGTACTGCCATCCTTGTTGTACCACTTGTCACCGGGATGCTGTAAGTCTATCCACACAGGTAGTGGCTTGAATGTATTACGCACATCAACCTCTACATTATGTAGCTTTTCTCTCAGCTCACCAAGTAATAGGTTAGCTTCACGCTCATTAATAAACCAACCGTTCTCTAT